GCGACGAAGTTGACCATCTAGACTCTCTACTGGCATCGGGTCGAATTGTTCTGGTGGCAGATAAATCAACTTCCAAGGCCGACAAGGCAGGAGATAAATAATCATGGCAAAGTTAGTTCTCACAAACACAAACGTCTCACTCAACGGTACCGATATAACTTCGAGCATTGCCGCTGTAACCCTAAGCACTTCAGCAAGTGAAGTTCCAACAACAAATTTCGGGTCTGGTGGAGCGGTGACACGAGTGTCAGGATTGATCGACAATTCTGTGACTCTTTCAATCATGAACGACTACAACGCTATTGACGGACTCATCTTGCCATTAGTCGGATCAACAGCAGTGACAATGATTGTGAAACCAGCCGGCACAGCAGCAGCAGGAACGGCTTCACCCCACTATACGTTTTCTGTATTATGCACAAACTTTGAATGCGTAAATGGCGCGGTGGGCGAGCTAAACACAAGTGACGTAACGTGGCCAATTAGCGGAACGATCACAAAAACAATCGCATAGTTCTTAATTAAACAATCAGGAGGTAAGAATGAAACTTGCAATGGAAGTTACGCTCAACACGGGCGTCAAAGAAAAAGTCACTGCACACTTCGCAGACTTCATTGCGTTTGAAAGTGAAAAGAATCGTCCGATCACAAGCATGCAAAGCGATGTCAAACTGACCGATCTTGCGTGGTTGTGTTGGCATTCATTGAAGCGTCGCAACTTAGTCAAAGTCACGTTTGAAGAATGGACTGAAACAGTTGAGATGTTGGAGGTCGCAAGCGATGATTCGCAGATCGTCCCTTTGGAGAATCCTCAGCCCACTGGCTGATCGCATACTTGGCGTGTGAGACTCACATCGCTCCATCTGTACTTCTGCAAGAGTCACCTAGAATGCTGTACACGATGGTCGGCTATCTGCGCTGGAAGAACATCAAATCAAATCCACCACAAAGGAAAAATTGATGGCGTTCCCAGTACCAAGAAATCTCAAGTCAGCGTTCCCAAACCAGCCAGGTGACTTAGGTTCAACAGTTGGTCGTGCCGGATCTGTCGCATTCGCTGTTGAAGTTGAAGGTTTATATGCTGCGCTGCGGAAATACTCACAAGCAAGTCCAGCGTTCAATGAGATGATTCGTAAAAAATCCACCGAACTTGCGACCGAACTATTGGAAGCGCAACGAGTCGAAGCGGGAACTGTTAGCCGTTCTCGTCAAGCGTTGGCGGTGATGTCTGGGATGAAGGTTAAAAAAGACCGCATCCCATCTATTCGCCTACAACACAATCGACTCTTCCCATCAAAGAGCAGATCCAACCGTAAGCGTGGATTAGTACAAGGTCCAGGTCTGACCCGCAAGGTAACGATGGGCGATGTGTTCTTTGGTGCCGAGTTTGGTGGCGGAGCCAAGCCAAGCACTAGACAGTTCTTACGCCATCGCGGTCAGTCTGGATACTTCTTCTGGCCGACCGTCCGTAAACGCAAGAACGAGATCGCCAAGAAATACCTTGAAGGCATTGACGAAGTGGTCAAAGAACTCAATATCGGCTGATGCTTGCATTCGGCTGAGGATTCGCTATCCTGATAATCGGAGGTTCTTCACAGTGTTTGAAGTCGTCGGGTTCCCGTCAGTCAAGTCCATCTACCCAAAGATCATCGCATCATCTTGGATGGAGTTCGCCACAATCCTCGGCAACCATCAAGAACGTGAACAGAAGTCTGACGGCAAGTTATATTCACCAGTCACCTACCGTGAGTACACGACCCGTGGCAACGCGAACGTGTCGCACATCTGGGCGTTGGTTGCCGACCTTGACGGTGAAGCATTCGAGCAGGCTGATCTCGGATCGTATATACACTTCGCGTACACGACCTGGTCGCATCGTGAAGACAATCCGCACTGGCACGTTGTCATCCCGTTTGAGCAGGCTGTGCCGGTACAAAACTGGGAAGAAGTTTGGTACGAGACACATGAGCGTCTTCGTCTCAAAGGCGACCCAGCAACCAAAGACCCTGCCCGTATCTTCTATCTGCCACAGCACGAAGCAGGTCAGCAGTTCCGAACACATCATTCAGGTTGGCGGTTCCTTGATCCAACCATCACAGACATCGCTGCACCGACACGCCGATTCAACACACCGAACATTCGCTCGACTGTGCAACGCACCAGCACAAAGAAGAATCGTCACATCGCAGATCCGAAATGGTGGGATGCACCGATTGATTTGTCAGAGTATGACGGCATGACACAGCAACAGATACATCGGAGCATCCAACTTGATTGGGCTGACTTCAAGAAACGAGCAGGCATAAACTGAGTAGAATTGCGTCACCATGGCAGGTTCACGCGAGTTCGTCCTCAAAATTATTGGTGATGCAGGTAGTGCTGTTGCGGCGTTCAAAAAGTTACAGTCCGAAGGTGAAAAAACGACAGGTGCGCTAGGCGGCCAATCAAAGCAACTTGAAAGCATATTCAAACAAGTAACGATTGCAGCCGCCGCAGGTTTCGCATCTGGTGTCGCACTCTTAACCAGTTCGGTCAACGCCGCAATTCAAGACCAACAAGAACAAGTCAAACTTGCTCAAGCCTTAAAGAACACCACAGGCGCAACAACTGAACAGATCGCTGAGACGGAGCGTCTGATAACCCAGATGAGTCTCGCGTCTGGTGTGGCGGATTCTGAGCTTCGTCCGGCTCTGGCGACACTCGCGCTCGGTTCAGGCAGTTTGGCTCGCGCACAAAAAGATCTTGGTCTTGCACAAGATATTGCAATAAGCACATCTGTACCACTAGCTCAAGTAGCCGATGCTCTGTCAAAAAGTTACAACGATAACTTCAAAGCATTGAAGGCATTGTCGCCTGCGTTGGCCGACAACATCAAAGAAGGTCAAAGTCTTGACCAGATCTTTAGTGAGTTGAATACGACATTTGGTGGTGCAACTCAAGCCGCCGCAGGCACAGCCGCGGGACAGATGCAGATCCTCAAAGTACAGATGGCTGAACTCAGTGAAAGCATCGGTGCAGCATTAGTGCCGGCATTGGCTGCGGTTCTTCCGTTGTTTCAGGCGTTGGCTACATTCGCCCAGAATCATTCAACATTGTTCGCTGGGCTTGTCATCACGTTCACCGCTGTCGCTGGTGCCGTTCTTCTGTATGCCACCTATCTGAAACTTCTTCCGATTCGAATCGCTGCGGTTGCGGCAGCCCAAGCGATATGGAACTTCTTAATAACCGCCAATCCGCTTGGTCTTTACATTCTCGGAATCGCAGCATTGGCTGGTGCGTTCATCGTATTGAGTGGCAGATTCGAGGACGCCTACATCGCGTTGAAGAAGGTTGTCAACGGGTTCAACGGTTTGCTCAACATCATCCTTCCTCTAGATATCCCGATGATGAATGTCAAGAAACGTACCGAAGAGATCACTCAACAGCAATATCGGGCGATCCCTATCGCCGAACAGATCGGCAAAAAGTATTTGGATATCGCTGGTGCTTGTCGTGAGATTTTGAATGTACCTATCGCTAAACAGTTGGCGACTCAGACCGATCGGTTGACACAGTTAGCGTTCTCGCTTGGTGTCACAAATGTGACGTACGGAAAGTTCAATACCGCAACTGGTGGTGCTTCAAAGGTTGTTGAAACTGCCGCCGAAAAGATGAAGAAGTACACCGATGCGTTGAAACAATCTGAGGTTGCTTCAAAATCTTATACCCGTTCGCAGAAGGCCACGGCTGACGCTCAGAAGTCTTTGAACTCGGCTAACACGGATCTTGCCGCAGCACAAGATCGATTCAACAAAGCGGTCGCAGGCTATGGTGCGGATTCGGCTGAGGCTAAAGCAGCACAGAAAGAATTGAGCAAAGCCCAACGCAATGTTGAGACGGCTGGGTATCGAGTGGAGCAATCAGTGTTTGCGGTTCGTGATGCGGAATTGAAGTTGGCTGAACTTCGAGCCGATCCGACTTCAAGTGCGCAGGCTATTCGTCAGGCTGAGATCGATTTGGCTGAAGCAAAGATCTCTGTCAAAGACGCAACTGACGCGCAGGAAGAAGCCACAAACGGTTTGGCTGAAGCACAACTAATTCTGAACGAGGCCGTGAATGGTGCCGCCATCGGTTCTGATCTTTACAACGATCTGCTGAAAGAAGTCAATGAGGCGAAAGACCGTCAAACGGCTGCATCAGAGAGATTGACTGATGCTGTTGACGCTGAGACTGAAGCATATGAACGTCTTGCCGAAGCGATTAAGGCTGCTGGTGATGCGGCAAAAAACACTGGTCGAAGTGGTTTGACTATTCCTTCATTGCCTAGTGGCATCCCAGATCCATCAACTGCTACACGCACCGCAACGCCTACAGGTAGCAACGGGAACCAGTTCATCATCCAGACAGGTATCGGGACGAATGGTATTGAGGCTGGGCGTCAGATTGTTGAAGTGTTGCAACAGTACAGCCGTATCGGCGGGAACAACTTCCTTGAGTTTGCGGTCGCGTAACTATGCCGAAGACTTTGAAGTGGGGTCAACCGTATTCGGTTTTGTTGGATGTGGGTGCGGTCGCTGACGCATTCATCCTCGACTCATCACTTCTTGACGGCACCGACACACTTGACGGCTCAACAGACTTCGTGGACGCAACCGAATATGTGTTATCTGTTGCAATTCAGCGTGGCCGTGGTTCACAAGTTGAGCAATTCAGTCCTGGTACTTGTCGCATCCTTGCCGACGACCGCGCATCAGGCAGACTCTTCGACCCAGCGAACACCGCATCAACCTGGTATGAAGGCGACTTTGATTTGGCACCGAGACGCGCGATCAAAGTTCTTGCCGGCACAGCCGAGCTGTTCGTCGGAGCAATCACCGACCTAGACATCACCTACCAGATGCCTGACCTTTCGTTCGCGTCTATCACAGCAGCCGATGGACTGTACGAGTTGAGTCGCACAAGTCTCGCCGCGTTTACACCGTCATCAGAACTTACGTCTGCGCGTGTGTCCACAATCTTGAACCGACCAGAAGTCAACTACTCAACCGCACTAAGAAGCATCGAGACAGGTCTCGCAACGTGTGGCACCGTTGCCTATGACGCAAACGTGAACACTTTGTCTGCGTTGCAGGCTGTTGCAATCGCTGAGGATGGCAGACTCTTCGCGAACCGCAAAAACGAGATTGTGTTTGATCAGCGTGTGGATTTCACATTTGCTACCGCTATCGCAGGGTTCGGTGGCACAGCATCCAACCAGATTCCGCTACTCGACATCGGTGTCGCATACGGTCAAGAAACTTTGTTCAACCGTGTGCAGATAGATGTTGACGGTGGCACCGCAGCACAAGTCGCATCCGATGCGACAAGCCAAACAAAGTTCGGTGTGCAGACTTTGTCGTTCTCGAATGTGCCGTTGAATACTTTGGCTGCTGGTTCGGCGTTGGCACAGAACATTCTTGACAAATACAAAGACCCGAAGATCCGATTCGACCAGATCTCAACTAGTCTCAATGCTTGCGGGACCGCCTTGTTCGCGACCGTGTTGGCATTAGATGTCGGCGATGTCATCTCAGTCACGAAGACCTATACCGCAGGTCTGCCACTATCACGCACTGACACCGTGTTCATCGAGTCCGTCACCCACGACATCACACCCACCGATCATCGGATAAGATTCGGACTAGGTCAAGCACAACTGTTGACCGCATTCATACTTGACCAAGACCTACTTGACGATGTGGATGTTGGACTAGGATAGGAGCAATATGGCGATTCAAAGTTTCTCTAGCGGACAGACGCTCACAGCAGCGCAGATGAATGCACTGCAAAAAAACGACTACAACCAAACAGTGTCAGCCAAGACAACTTCATACACACTTGTCGCTGGCGATCTCGGCACACATGTACAGATGACCGCGTCAACTGCGACGACGATCTCTGTGCCTGCTGCAACATTTGCTGCGGGCGACTCACTGTTTATATCTTCACAAGGTACCGGTACTTGCACAATCCAGGCCGCGAGTACCGCAATCGTAGTCACTGGATCAAACCTCGCGCTGGCACAATATGGAGGTGGGACTCTGCGATTCCAGAGTGCCAGTGCTGCAACTTTTTTTAGCGGTGCTGCTTCTAATACTACAGTTCCTTTAACGTATTTGGTTATTGCGGGCGGTGGTGGTGGTGCTGCTGACGAAGGTGGCGGTGGTGGTGCTGGCGGATACCGAACATCAGTTATTGGCGAAAATTCTGGTGGTGGTGCTGTTGCTGATCCATCTCCAACAATTTCGGCTGGTGTTACTTACACAATTACGATTGGTGCTGGTGGTGCTGGTGGTGTAAATGCTGCAAAAGGTTCTTCGGGTGTTGCTAGTTCTATTGCTGGGTCAAACATTCAAACTGTTACTGCAACTGGTGGTGGTGGTGGCGGTTACGGCACTACTGCTGGCGCTGATGCAAGTGGTGTTGCTGGTGGTTCTGGTGGTGGCTGTGGTGGCGCAAACGGCACTATAGGTGCAGGAACTTATGCTCAAGGTTTTGCAGGTGGTCAAGGTCTTAATGAACAGGCTACAGGTGGCGGTGGCGGTGCTGGTGCTGTCGGTGTCAGTGCAATAAGTAATGTTGCAGGTGCTGGCGGTGTTGGTGTCTCATCAAGCATCACAGGGTCTGGAGTCGTTCGTGGCGGTGGCGGTGGCGGTTCTTCTCGTGCGCAAACGGCTGGTGCAGGCGGTAACGGTGGTGGCGGTGCTGGTTCTGTTGGAAACACAACTCCGACTGCTGGAACAGCGAACACGGGTGGCGGTGGCGGTGGTCGTGGCAACGATTTTGGCGCAAGTCAAAGTGGCAACGGTGCTGCTGGCGGTAGCGGTGTTGTGATTATTAGAACTTTAGATTCTGTTGCAAGTGCAAGCACTTTGACTGTTGGCACTCAAGTTACTTCAGGTGGTTACAAAATTTATACATTTAATGCAAGTGGAACGATTGCGTGGGCAAGTCTCTAATGGCACATTTCGCAAAACTAAACAACAATGTAGTAACCCAAGTTATTGTTTTAAGCAACGATGTATGCGGTGAACCAACGCTGGACTTTCCTGCAACAGAAGCACTAGGTCAAACTTTTATTGCTGACACTCTGAAACTTGATGGTGCGTGGAAGCAGACTTCGTTCAACAATAACTTTCGCAAACAGTATTGTGGTATCGGGTTTACTTATTTGGCTGACGCTGATGTGTTCGTAGCACCACAGCCGTATCCTTCGTGGACTCTTGACAGCAATCACGATTGGCAACCACCAACACCGAAACCTGACGGCAACTATGTATGGTTTGAACCGAACCGAGTGTGGATAGAAATTGTTGAGCCGTAGATGTGGGTCGCAATTTAACTAGGTGGCTTATACCGCTACCAGCAATCCTGTTCTCAATCTGGCCGACTACGGTTCGAGCCGAACCGATACCTGGATTGAACACGACCTACTACACGATTGACGAGATACCACCAGTCCAGTCGACTGACGAATATCCTGTCTGCGGTTCAGAGGTCGAGAACAACATCAACCGCAGTTATGACGGCGAACCTTACGAGGATTGCACAGGCGATCTGTTCATGGTTCACATGACCGGCTACATCACAATTCCGCAACACGACACGATTGAGTTCATGCTCGCGTCAGATGACGGCGGTGAGATAACTATCGGTGATGAGATGTTCGGTGTTTGGTATGACCAAGGCTGCACATGGACTATGTCAGGCAATCTTGACATCGAGTCAGGCAGTCAGCCACTCGAATTGTGGATGTACGAGAACGGCGGAGGTACCTGCATAATGCTTGCGTGGAAAATTGATGATGAAGATTGGGAGATGGTTCCAGACTCCGCATTCACAACTCAGGCTGCGATTATCTCGCCAACAACGACAACAACCACATCATCCATACCGACCACATCGTCCATACCTGACACCACATCAACCAGTTCTTCTTTGACACCTACATCAACCCTTCCCATAACCACGACCACAGTTCAGTCACCAACAACCACGCAAACGACAACAACAACGTCAACGACGACCATCCCAGTTCAAACAACGACCACAACTTCTGCACCATATACGCCTCCTCAGACGACTACGACTAGCGAACCAGTCGTCGTATTAGTTCCCGATACCACGACCACAACTGTCGTGCCTGAACCCGAATCCACAACATCCACCACGATTGAAGAAACATCTACAACCATTCCTGTAGAGCCTGATCCGACTGTTCCAGAATCCGTTCCAACTCTGCCCGCCGAAACAACCACGCCAACATCACAGCCACAGCAAGAACCAGATACCCAAGAAACATTGCCACCAGAAGTAGAGAGTTCATCGACCACAACGCTACTTGACATTGAGTCTGAGGTGTTCACCGAAGAAGAACTAGATGCGTTCGTAGAGACACTCGACATCAAAGAAGACGAGCCGATCACCGATGCGAAGGTTCAACAGATTCTTGAAGTGTTAAAAGACGCGGCACCGGCACAGATTGTCGCAGCGATCGAGCAGATCTTGACCACAACAATCACATCCGACCAGGCTGTCAGCATCGCGTCAACTCCTGAAGTGTTGGCTGCGGTAACACAAGACCAAGCCGAAGCAATCTTTGAAGAGATCATCGTTGAAGAACTCACAACCGAACAAGCCGACGAACTGGTCGCAGTCCTAAACGAAGCACCAACGAAAGTGAAGAAGGCGTTCCAAGACACAATCAACGTGTTCGCAGGTGTCTTCGACTCGTTCCAAATGGTCGGCCAGACAATACCTGTTGGCGAGCGTAGAACTCTGATCGCCGTATCCAATACACTTGTGGCGGTAGGAGCAAGCCTGCGCAGAAGAAGTCACTGATGTTCAAGAAACTTAAAGATGAACTGTTTGCCCTCGGCTTCACGCTGGGCGCATCCGCAATCACCATCATGACGCTGTCTGGAACCGTACAGAACTGGGCTTTGATATTCACGTTCCTGTCCCTCGCACTACACTTGGCAGGAGTATTGACCAAAGGAGAAGAAGATGGATCAGGACATGAAGATTAAACCAAACGCAAACGCTGCAAGATTCTTTGACCTCGGACAA